GCCATTCTTAAATTCAAGATTAATGTCTTTTGTGGTGAGTGAGCTGTCAATTTCCAACCTTGCCACTGCATGGGAGGTAGAGTTTTTTAAATGGAATTGAGTGTCCGGCGCACCCCCAATGCCCAAACGGTCATTCGTGGAATCCCAATACAAGTTAGCTGCGTCATCAACCGCTGTTCCTGCACCGTTATAAAAAGCTAACTTCCCATCAGCACCTGTGTTAACTGTGCCGCTACCGCCGCCCCCGCCTGATGCGGCTGAGTTAACCCATGCAGAGCCGTTGTAGGTCAGAACTTCGGTAGAGGCTGGGGTTGAAATTGTGACATCCGTTAAATCGTCAAGAGCCGATGCGCCGCCTCCGCCTGCTGACGCTTTCCATATAGCATTCCCAGTGGAAGTGTCCTTGGTGAGGACATGTTCATCCGTGGCTCCACTGACCGCACTGAGGGAGTCAATGGCAGCTTGAGCAGTACCCGCCCCTGTGCCGCCGTGGGTTATTGCAAGGTCTGTAGTTAGGCCAGTGAGGCTAGTGATGTCCGAGTTGGCTCCTTGAGCCGCATAGCTGTGAGTGTGACTGGAAGCAGCGTAATCCGTAGTATCAAATGCTTTTACATCTGCCAGATTAGACACCTCAGAATCCATCAAGGCTCCTGCTGCGGTTACGTTGGTGGTATTAGTTACATCGGCAGAGGCTTCAATACCATCGAGCTTCGTGTTATCAGTGGCTGTGAAGTGGAGATTGGTTGACCCAGCAGTTATCTCATCTAAATTATCTTTGGTAAGGATTTGGGCATCGACGTAAGTCTTAATGGATTTTGCTGACGCGAGAGTGTCGTCGCTGGCGCTTACGCTTGCGATGTCCGTGTCAACGGCAGTAATACCATCCAAAAGATTCAATTCAGTGGCAGTCGAAGTGAGCGCAGTAGCGCCCAGGGTAAGTGTGCCCCCTATGGTAGTAGCCCCGGTAGCCTCAAAAGTCCCGTCAGCCTTAACTGCTGAAGTTGAAACCTGCAAGGCGCTCTCAGTGCCTTCCCCATCCATGATAGTGCGGGTGGTTCCATCAACCCCACTGTTACTGTTAGGAACCTGGAGCAGATCCTTGTAGGTTGATGAAATCTGCTTGCTCTCTAATGAATCACCTGATGCCATAACTTATATCCCCCAAATTCTTTTTACCTGTTTCTTTGAGTAACCACTCTTCCATGCGCTCCCCTGGTTCTCTAACGCATGATACCCCGCCTTAATCTGGGTAGTGTAATCACTAGGGTCACGGGCTACCCCTACGGATCCAATGCGCTCAACTGCACCGCGAAACCATACCTCGCCATCGCGTGTGACAGATTTTGTATTATAGGAAACCAATTCCTCGCGGGTTTCCCCTTTACCGTTAATAAAAGTGTATAAAGGCATTTTGAAAATGCCGGGGGAGAGTTACCTCCCCCGGTTGTTAATTATCTACTTTCTATGCGAAAGCAGTTTTGGAATACATCTCAACGTAATACTTCGGCTGAAGCACTGCGGCAGCGTAGTAAGATTTATATGAAATCTTAGTCAACTGATTGAGCGGATCCGATTTATCAGCACCGTCTGCAATCATCACCTTCGGTGAGTAAGGAGACTGTGCGGCAATATCGGTTACCCCGTACGCATTGGCACCAAGCACCAGAGTCGAATGGATTGTTCCAGCCGAATCATAAGCGTGCTGAGTGCTACCATCACTGAGGAACCCGTTAGTGCTGGAGATCACGCGATTTCCCCATAGGCGGCCAACTTCCCCGGAGAAAAGTTGTTCCACTGCTGAGTAGCTCGCGGCATTCTGCCAACCACTGGTTTTCATCAGGTCACTGATCACTTCTGGTGAAGCAACTGCGATGAACGATCCACCAACTTTGCTGGTGTTGTTTTGATTCAACTGCGTTGCGCAATCCAGTAGGTCATTGAACTCAACTGTTGCATCGGCAGCGTTAGCCGAGTTAACAGCAGCGTAGTCAGCAAGACCATTGGCCATGCGAGTTTGCTTGCCGGTCACGTTCGAGCAGAGTTTATCCCGCACGATTGTGTCAGCATGCAAAGCAGCATCCTGTCCAGTAATCTTGATTGCCTGCTCCATGTGCCCGAATAGCTCAGTGAGTTGGAGAATATCCGTTAAGGATATTACTTGACCGTACTGGACCAGTGTCGCGGTAACCTCTTCCAAGGTTAGCGCACGTTCGGTAACTGAAGTGCCACCCTCAGTAGAGAGAGTAGTGATTGCGCTTGTTGATGGTTCGTCGTATCGGAACCATTTTACGTCCTTGGCACCGGCTTTTGCTGGCAAAGGTTTCTTTTGCGCAAATTGTACCAGTTGTAAGGACTTAGTTATATACTCCAGCAACTCTTTACTGAAATACGTCTGAAATTGGGCATCGAGGTTGTCGGTGCCCGTTGTCATGTTCGCCATCTTAGATCTTAACCCCTTTCTATATAATAATAGTTGATTATTATACTAGTAATTTCGTGTTACTTGAATATCCCTAGTCCAATCTGACTATCGTCAGCCTGCTGGAGTGCTGAGAGTAATTTCTCCCTCACTTGCTCCTGTGGCGCTTGCGCGTTTAGGCTGGAACCGGACTCACGGCCCGGAGGTGCCCCAGTAACACTTGTTTGTTTAGTTAGTTCTGCGACCTTACTTTCAAGATCGCCCTTTTCTTTTTGCAATGACTCAACCTGTTTGCTCATCATCTTTGCGTTAACGAATTCAACGGCGTCCTGTATACCTTCAGAGTAATTCTTCAGGTACGGGCGTTGTTCCAGGACATGTTCAACACCCCTGCTCATTTCAGAATCCGATTTTGATAGGTCTGGGAATTGTTCCTGAAGATCCTTCAGGTTTTCATGCCAGGCACCCTTGATTTCATCGGCTACTTTAGAGCGTTCGTTTTGTTTTCGTCTCGACTCGACTTCATTCGCTTTTTCCAAGGCAAGTTCAGCGAGTTCTGTCTCACCGTCCTCCTTGTACTTCTCAGCCAACTCCCGGTAATCATTCGGTGAAGTTTGATCATCCGAAGCCTGTTGCTTCATCCGCTCAATCTCTTCCCGTTCTCTTCTGTTCGCCGCCTTTTCCTCGTTGAGTTTATCCCAACCTCTATCAAGGCGTTCGTTCGATTTCTTTTCCCGGTTGCTTAGAGGCTTTTCTTTAGTCTCTTCATTGCTTGCTTGTTCAGGTGCCTCAACTTCCAATTCCTTGGTCGTATCCTCACTTGTCGGCGTAGTAGATGACTCCTCATCAGTCTGATTGTCCGATGCGAGTTCTTCGGACTTCTGGGGTTCCTCGCTTGAAGACGTGTCGGCAGCATTCAATGCCGCCAGTAAAGACTCACGCTCCTCATTCCTATCAGTTGTGGTTTCGTCACTCATGGTTATTCATTTCTAACCACGCCAAATCGTCGTATGTTGGTACACCAGGCTCGTGATCCGGATCCGTGATCTGCGGTTTGGCCATTAGCGCATCCAAGGTCGCAACAGCACCCCTAAAGCCTGCTGCGTAACCTGCGCGATACTCCAGATCACTTGCCCTCGATGTACCGTCCAGGGACTGCTGAACAGTCATAGCCAGGAGCGTTGCTCTTAAACGCTCACCAGTATCCCCCTGGAAAAAATTCCTTAACCCCATAGCATCTTCATCCCGCCATTCAGGCATGCTTTGATAGGTCCATGCGCATAAGCGCATAAAGTTCAGCGCGGCTCGCAACTTACGCAGCATATGTAGTACCCCCCATAGGTGTCTCCAAAGAGACGGGTTGCTGTTCTACTGCCGGTTGTGCCATAGGCATGTCCGGTGCAGATGCCCCCATCGCATTGTCAGGTTCGACTGCTGGTTGCGAACCGGCCAATAGGCCGGCAATTTCCGCCTCCACCTCTTTTGCGGCATCTTTATCCTTTTTACGGAGTAGCTCCAGGTGCGTTTGGATATGCTCCTGGAGTCTTTGCATCTCCATAGGTTCAACTTGCCGGCCTGATTGGGATGACAACTGAATGTATCCCAAAATTGTTCGGATATGAGTGGCGTGATCGTCGCTTTCCTTGACCACTGCCGGGAATCCGAGGCGCATAAAGGTTAATTCGTTTGCCTGGTCCTCTGCCTGGTCTGCCATCTTCAATTCAGGGTCCATGAAGAGGCGTTTGACCAGTGCAACGTCGTCAGCTTCCAGAACAGACTTACGAAGCTCGCCCTGGTCGATAAACGGATCATTAACAAACATTTGCATGCGGTTAACCGCACGGGTGTAGATAAAGTCACGGTTAACACCATCAGCACTCCCAGTAGGCTTAATGTGGTAGGATTCTGACAGTGCTTCCGGGTTAAGTTCCCTCACTGTATCTTCATACCAATAATCCAGTGAGGATTTGCTATGCTTCTTGAGCAGCATCCATGCGCAGTTGTAAAGTCGGCCTAATCCCATTCGGAATATGCGCAAACGCAAATCCGAACTCTGACTGAATAGGTTTGAAATCTGGTTAATCTCTGTCGCTGTACGCCGCTCAGTGTTTTGCAGTGACTGAGACATGCCAAAGTCAGGTGTAGCAACCCGTTGCTCGGCAATTTCCCGGCTGAACATCATTGATTGATCAAATGAAACCGGCGGTGCCGGCATTGCAATCGGCTGGATGTCGTAGGGGAGTATTTGGCCCGGTGAAAATTTCAGGTTAGCAGCATTAGGGATCTCACGGGCGGAACGGAACAGAGGCCGGTTGACCAGTGTCATGTAATCATTCTTTTCGTTCAGTAGCTTGGTCAACTCAGCCTCATGTACCGCTACAATCTCTGTAACTCCCCTGGGGGAATACCAACGCCCATCCTTTACCTCATACTCAAACTGGCTAAAGGGTGGTTTGTTGTCATATTCCTTGCCTAAAGCGTATGGTTTACGGACATCCTCTTCAGGGCGTAATGGACTGAAGGTTTCACACACCCAATTGCCCTCATCATTCCTGGACCACGCTTCCCAAACGATAATGTAGTCCTCTTCATTGAAAGTTAACCCTTCACGCTGGTACTGAGCCTGGATCTTCTGGTTATCCCCCCGGACATCTGTTCCAGCGCCTTTAATGCGCTTAATCAGTTCATCATTCTGGATAAAAAGCTCATTACGGCGATAAGCCTCCTCCGAATAGTGCTGAACATGGATAATCCTATCCGCATCAGTAATGTTCCGGGTCCAACTCGGTACAATAATGTGTTGCGGATCGACGTTCTGAAAAACGAGCTTTTCATTTTCGTGATCCCAATAGGTTTTGATCACTCCCCGTCCCGCCATAAGCATAAAATCAATAGTAGCGAGGATTTCAGTCTCGATATTGCTCTTTTGCTTTAAATGATAATCAAACCACTGTGCCGCGGCATTGGCGTAAGCGGTGGTCCTGTCCCTGATCGGCGTGAATTGCGCGATCAGGTCAGTAGCAAACATTTGCTGAAAGTAAAATGGCGCTAACCGTTGGATAACGGTATCAGACAAAGGGAAGTGAGCGTCACTGGCACCAGGCCAGGGTTTGTTTTTACGTCTTAACCCATTATGACGCATGCGATAAAACATGCTCTGCCGTGTATCCCATGAATTACGGTCAGCAAGGTCATCAATAATTGCTGCATGCAATTCCTTACGCGACAATTGTCCCATTCAACTATTATTGACGTATTTTTTAAACGCACATCAATAGGTAATACGTCAATTGACGTATTAGTTAGGACAAGGGGAGACGAGGGAGGCGTCTAACAGGATTAATGGGGGGTACGATGAATGAACTTGGTTTAATTATGGCCCTGGCCGACAGCCTCTTCACTGGTGTGATTGCAGTTTCAGTAGCAGTTCTAGCTGTGAAGAAGTAACGGGGGTAAAATGCAGAATAAAATTGGTCGGTGCCGCAAGGCGCCGGCCAATTTTCCGTTTAACCACCCACATCCATTCCAGCCGGCAACGAATCACCGTGAGAGGCGTCCCGAAACACATCATGGATACTCGGCCTGACATATTCCATCAACATATCATCCAACTGCCCCTTGCCGGCTACTGCCATCACCACCGCATCTGCCCGGTCAGGACTAGCCAAACCCCTGGCCTTCATCTCTGACTTACTTTCCAGGTTCAATTTACCATTCTTGCTGGCTGAACACCTGCGCTGGGTTAATTGCTGCTGTAACACTTCATCGTCAGGCATAATGATTTCACACTTCTCCAGTAACCTTGACAGGGTGAACCACATTTCCACTGAGCGATTCACAAAAGCATCACTATCCTGGGCCCGACCACCAAAGTTAATCCGGTGAATGTTCCAACCCGCCTCCCTCAAAGCATCTGCCATGGGCAAACCTAACCCACCTACATCACAATAAATCTGTTCCTCCTTTAACCCTTCCTTCTTGAACTCAATGATAAACCGACCAACCGATGCCATGGTATCCTTATCCCGCCAGGTAATAATCTTCTCAACCTTGTTCCCGCGCCGAATCGCCATAGCATTCTCATCCCCACCACCAGCAAAATCTACCCCGCAAGTTACATCTTTACCGCTCTTGCGTGGTGGATTTGAAATAGCATTATCCAAGGTAGCATACGGAATAACCAACCTCTCATCATCAGCCTCCATAAACTCACCAAAGACCATCGACTTAATCAACGGATGATCCTTACCCCACCTCTCAAACTGTTCCTCAATCCATTGATCAGAAATATGAGGGCAATCGTAACTGGTTACCTTATGCAAATCCCACATGTGTTGTTGCCGGTTGAAGATCCGATAAAACTCACCACTCGTTCCTCCAGGTGAACTGATCACCACCTGCCGACTCGGTTGGCACCGGGCGACTGCCTCATAAATTCCATCAGAAACTGTTTTTGCCTCATCAATTATGATCATCAGGTTATCCGCATGCCAACCCTCAAACCTACCAGGGTCATCCGTACTAAACCCAATAATCCTACTGCCCGTGCTCGTAACCAAATCAGTCTGGTTAACTTGTATCCCCCAACCCTTAACCTTCGTCGCCAATGACCTAATGCAGGGCCACATCTGTTCCTTAACCTGACGATATACCCCCGAAGTAGTAATCGTAATCGATCCAGGATAAATCAAAGCATGCCAAAGTGCAGCAGGTGCCGCCAAACAAGTCGTCTTACCCGAACCATTGGCCGCCCGAACCGCTACCCGGCTCTTGCCTCCCTTACCCGTAATCGCTTTCATGGCAGCCTTCTGCCAATCATACAACTCCAACCCGAATATCTCTTTACTGAAGTTCTCCAGATCAGTAACCGATGGATCCAGCTTCTTGGTTTTAGTGGTGGTGGTCATTTCTTAATCCTTATAATCATCCGTATACCAACGCCCAGCAGCGTCCTGTGCCATAACTAATCCACACTTAACACATTTTCGGTTCCAGATGCGCATCTGCCATTTATGCCCCGACTTACATCTCCTCGTCGGACCGAGCTTCCTGTTAAGAGTTTCAGGTGCAATCGGTTCCGCTTCACTCCAGGGAATAGCTGCCCCAATTGTGTTATGAATATAATTCCATGAATTATGCACGAAGTGTTCCCTCCAAGTAAGCATTCCGTTTCTCCAGCTTATCAATCCGTAACTTTAACTCATCTAATTCTCTGGCTTGACTCTCATTGTAGAACCAAAGATCCATAATTTCTTCACGCTTGGCCTGAATCAAATCAGGGTGCTTATCCAGGTTATTGGTAATCTCCTGCCTAGCCTGACCATCATCATACTTCGCAGGTGCCATCTGGTTGAATACCTTCATGGCATCATCCCGGATCTCATCAGGGGTTCTCTCGGGTAATATGTTGTCAGTCATATTATTGTTTCGTGTTTTGGGGTTATTTCTCATCGGAGAAAATGGGGTGTTTTAAGAAATAAAAGTCTTACGCGAGGGGTAAAAAAGGGGGTGGGGGGGCGAAATACCGCGCTGTGATCTGGGGTGCCCCTACCCCCCAACATCTTGTGGTGTGCCCTGCCGCACCCCCCATATGTAGTGCCCCAGCGATGGTGGGACGCTCGATGTCCACCACAACAGGTTGTGGTGTCATGGTGCGCTCGCCTCTCGTTTCGCCCCTGTTTTTGTGGGGCTTTCAGGTCGCTCGCTGTTAGCATATGTGTTAGCAGATCCATGCCGAGCCCTATATATCAATGGTTTCTGGGCCCGAATCAGGTGATTCCTTATCCCCTGTTGCGTCTCGCTCGGCCCTGGCGCCGTGCATCCCGGTCAACATCTCCGGGCTGATCTGGGTCTGCATCATCACGCCGGCCACCTGGTGTTTGCTATGTGCCGCCCATTCGCCCGGAAAGCGCCTCTCAAGGACTTCTAGGGCTAATCTAGGGTTCTTGGCCATCCCTTGTCTTACAACGCCATACAGTTCATCCTGGGCGATTGCAGACGCACGCGCGAGCGACTCAGCCATGTCGCCCCACTTCTTCTTCCACTCCGTCAACGTCCCCGCACTAATTCCAGCGAGTTGCGCTGCTCTACCCTCTGGCAATCCAATCGCTACGTTTCGGAGAATAGCCTCCACCGTATCACGGTTGTACCTGTTCGGTCCTCCCTTCTTCCTTCCGATGGTATCCTTGCCCCGATCCTCCATGCAACTTGCCGGGATTAGATCCTTCACATCCACCCTTGATGGGTCGGGAGTAACAATCAATGCCTTGGTTGCCGTCAGTGAATTGCCTGGTCTCTTCCTGGCTTTCACTCTCTTTTTCGGTGCATCACCCTTTTCTTCGTTTTCCTTCATAAATCACTAAAACTGAAGGTAGTTGCTGGTAGTAATTTAATTCCCCCCCCTAAAGGGGGGAATAATTTACTACCACTACCAGTCAGTTAATTGCTGGTAGTGGTATTAAACCTATTTACTACCACCATACTTTCGGTAAATCTTTCCATCTCTTCTCTCCAAACTTCCGTCCTTTGTGTAGTGCAGAATGGCTTGCTTGATTGCCCCTTCAGTCGGGCATCGACCAATCTCATCTGAGTGAATCTTACTGAAATGATCCATAGCCTCCTTCTGAGTAAATCCACCTTCAGGCCATTGATTAAGCATACCATTCCTAAAGCTCGGCCTACCCACATCCTTCTTCTCTGGTGGTTGATAGTCTGAAGGCAACCAACATAGTCCCTCGGTGCTATGTTCCAGGTGAACATGCTCATTGCTGGTACTCCACTCATGGCTTAGACCTGACCGCTTCCCTCTCTTAGCCGCTGTTAGCCTGAAAATGCCCTCTGAGCCTCTTTCACCTTGCAAGACCATGATTGCCCTTGCCCAGTTGGTAAGGACGCTGGAACCTAATCCTGCATACATTAAATCGGCAGTAGTAAACCCTCTGGTATCACTGCTGGTCTTAGGTTTGCCGGTGTGGTGAATGATGTGGAAGAGGCAGTCAGACTCTATTGCTAGTTCATCGATTAACCCGGTGAAGTAACTGACATCCTCTGAAGAGTTGGGATCCCCGCCTAGATAGCATAGTAGTGGATCAATCCAGACCATATCGGGTTGGTATTCAGCAATCATCTTGCGGAGTTGAGCGATAAACTCTAACCCGGTTGAGTTAACCATTCTAACAATGGAAACCTTTTGCTGGATCTCATCGAAGCTCAGTTCAGGGTATTCTTGAGCCAGACCATATTTAACGCCTTGGATGGTTTCAGCTACATCACCGAAGTTGTTCTCAGCTTGGATGATTAGTGACTTGTAACATCCTTTAGGGTGGATACCCATGAACGGCATACCTGTCGCCCAAGTCATTGCTGCTTGCAGGGTTAGGACTGACTTACCCAGACCACTTGACCCAACCCAGACACAACTACCTGACTTGGACAACCAGCGGGAACCAAGCATGTTATCTGTATCCTTGCCGGCATCGAATGCCAGTAGATCATTCCAGTCCATTGCACCGGGTAGCCTGGGAGTGTTTGGGTTCTCGTACAAAGGCGCTGACTCCATTGCCTCGATGACCTGAGCACCAGTTGCCCCGGCCCTAACCCAATCATTAAGATCCTTGTGCTCTTCGGGTGTGGAGACGATATGACAACGTGGATGCATTTCGGTTATATCATCCTGCCACTTCTCGGCTGCCTCATCGTTTTGGGTGAAGAGATACACCTTACTCTTTGGTGGGATTAACCCGTTAATCTTCTTGGCACCCTGCGCACCGCGGGTGATTAGTATTGAAGATATTGGTTGGATAGACTCAGCCCACTTCACTTTATCCATGAAGGCGAACGCATCCCACTGCGATTCGAACACGAACACATGTTCAGTGTGGTCACCTATCCACCATGGTGCGGATTTTCCTCCTAATATCTTCCAACCCTTTTCCCTATGAAAAAGATGGGCACCGTCGGCTTTCCCGTTTGGCGTGGTACGGGGGTTATGTTGTACCGGGAATGCTAGTCGTCCCTGGACGATGCCCATGTGATTATTTTGATGCAACCAATCAACAAACTCAGGGGAGTAACCTCTCCACTCTGCGAGCTTATTTCTCATTGCCGGCTTGAACGCATCGCGAGCCTCGGTCCAATCGATCCTTTTGGGAGGATCGATCAGGACCGGCCTCGCTTCTTCTGCTCCAGCCATTTGTTTAAATCGTTGGATAGCTTCTGTTTGTGACAAATTAAGTGCTACCTGAATAAAATCGATTGCATCACCACCACCACAACCGGCGTGACACTTCCACTTCCATTGCCCTGACTCTTCCCATATGCCGAAACTGGGATTCTTATCATCGTGAAAAGGGCAATTCGTACTCCTCTTCACTATCTCCCTGGCATAACCCAATTCGGTTACCACATCGGGTAAACTTAATTTATTCTTTAACTCAGCTATCTCCACGCCACACCTCTATTCCTGTAAAAGCACCTTGCTCATGGTCCACCTGTAACTTAACCAGGGCGTAAGGGATATTGCCCCGCTCCATGTCAGCTACCACCTTCTCCCACATAACCCTTTGCCTTGGTCGATAGGGTAAAGTTAAGGGGTACAACCTTTTAGCTTCCGCTTGTTCTACTGTTATTGTCTCCATCTACTAACTCCTTATATAAAGTCCTGAAGGCTACCTCGCAGGTGTCAGGCACCACCCCATTCCCCAAAAGCCTTAACCGATCCACTCTGTTGGCAGTTGCGTCCACCCCACTTCGAGTCCCATCAATTGCTCCACCCATGAGGGGTTGAGCTTCATGCTTGTCCCTTTGCTGGTCTTTGTGACTAGCGTTGCCCGCCGCTTCTCGCTGGGGTTGACGTTGTTCGCATCGTCCTCCAGCGGTGTCGGCCAATTCTGCACTTGTTCCTCCAGATACAGCGGCACACTGTTCTTGCCCTTGCTCTTTCTGAACTTGAGGCACTTCTCCATTGTCTCCTCGGAGCGAGGGCGACTCATTGCTGTTGGTGTTCCCCACAACTCTTGGCTCTTCCCATTCGTGCTGGGGTTCTCCGGGTCGGGCGGGCCAGTTTCGACAACTACGGTGGTCAAAGACTTCTGCGTACCCTTC